GCCTGTCCGTAATCTACGATCAAGTCTACAAGGTGGCTAAGCACCTCCTCAGCCTCTCCACGACTGTCTAGGATGATCTCCTCGAAGTTATGTCTTGCTCGGTTCTGATGGGTCATTTCGCGCCTATCAGAGGGTCTGCGTGAGTCAGAGTAGTTGTTATAGCTGACGTATGACCGTCCTTGGTCTCTCCTGGTTCTAGATCCTTGTTTCTCGCCAAAGAGTCGCATTTCCAAGCCACCCTTTACCGAGTCATAGATCATACTTTTAGCCGCGGGTATCAAAACATCATACAAAACGTAAGAATAAACGTTACCTACGTCTTCTCCCACAAATGTTTCCAGGATACGTTTGCCTAAGGGTTTTTTTCTAGTAACAACCTTACCGGTTACAACCTTCTCGATCTTTTTAGGCTCTTCTTTTTTTTCACGATTTTTATGGGCATTGGATGGAAAGTCCATGCGGTTACCCCTTTCAATTCTTCATCATTGTGTACGCAATATGGTACTTGCAAATCAAAACATTTTAAACACGCGACGCATTTATACAAAATCAAAACTCCATTCAAAAAAAGATAAATACCATGTTACCATGATACCTATCTAATTAGTATTAATCTTAATCGCTCATCGCGTCCTTAAATTGTGCTGCCGCTTCGTCGATCTTATGTTCGGTATATTTACTTGCCTCTTTGCTAACCATGCTTGCTAATACCACTTTCCCTGTTTCAGTACAGATTTTTGCAATCCATCCAATGGAACTTGGTGTCGTGAAATTAACAGCATTGCCTACTATGGCACTAACTCCTACCGAAACTATAAGTCCAACCCCGCTTTTCAACATCTCAATTTTCTTCATGATGATTCTCCCTTCAAGATTTAACATACTATTTCATTATAGCATATGTAAATCGCGCGACATACTACTTTGAGGTATAACCCTCACAACTTCCAGAAACACATTTATGGTTATCGCAAGTACTTTTATTCAAAACACAAGAGAAAGCGCATTTATCGGCGCAATCATGACAACATTCCGGATTCCTTAATTGAGTCGGTTTAAAAAGATTTATAAAATATAAACAAACAGCCTTTATAATACCCATCGTTAATTCCTCCAACTAATTGAATAAGTTTTCTTTAGCAAAGAATATGGGAATTCCCATCATTAATGCCATAACAAAAGCGGTAGCGTCGCTTTCTATAAATATAGAAATTACTCCTACGGCCATGAGAATTAAAGAATATACCTTGTTGGTCCACGTTTTAGATCTCATGTCAATCCTCCTTAAAATAATACGGACATTTTTCAATCCCAACACTATCAGGATTCACAGGAATATCGTACTTAGCAAACAACGCACGAACCTTGCAGGTGCTCGCTATCTCGGTACAGTCCTTACAAGCCTCTAATGCCTTCTCGCACAAATCAAGTAAATCAGACGTTTGAATCGGCGTAACGCTATCAAGCTCTAACATTTGCTTGTATTCACGAACGGCTTCGTCTTTATACTTCAACACGACATTCATTTTCTTCGATTCCGTCTTTAGACTATCTTGTTCTAGATCGTCTAACTTTTCGCATTTCATACGTAATGATCTAAATATAAACGATTTTGCCATTCGAAGAAACTTAACAGAATCTTTATTACGTCCTATTTTAGCCCATTCGTTGGCCGTGTTAGTTACATAATCCATAAATCCTGTAAGAGTTAGGACTTGATTCTTTTCCGATCGATTAAGATATGTTTTCATTGGTTTATGTCCTTTCTGTATTTCTCAAGTAAAGTTTTATAATTTGGAGTCCTAAAATAACCACAAGTTTCGTATTCATAACAATGTCCTCTATAGATACAGTCCGGTACTGATATGTTAACTAATTCAGGTTCACTCCCACGTAATTTATCTAAAAACATTACCCAAGCATCTCTAGTTTCCTTACTAGCCTTTTTACAAAGTCGTCTCCTAGATATGTTAATAACAGCCTGAGCGTTACCCTCACCCTCAACTGATATAAGATTACTTTGCGAGCCCTCTTCGGTACGGTCAATGCCGGTTCGATCGGTCCTACTAGTACTTACGTGCCACTCAACCCCAACATGATGTCGTGTAAAATGAGTTTGTACCCACCAAAGCAGACTGCTCCACTTCCACTTAACAATGAGTTTCCGTATTGGAGAATGCTCACAAAGCAACATCCTTCTTTTCCATTCACTTGACGGGGTAGCTCCAGCGTCCTTACCGACAGTAGTCATTGCGGCATCCTTAACCTCTTGCCAATCACCTTTAATCTTTAAGAAATCAATTTTCATATGTATATCCTCCTTTATGTATTAAAGAAAAAAGAGTGCTATGTAACATAACACTCCCCATCCTCCTAACCTTTTCTTACTCGGCATCCGTGTCAAGTATGTTCAGTTCTTCAATTTCCACATCCAAGTTGACTTCCTCAGACGCGTCATTTCTCGACTTAACCATTACTGTAGCTATTGCTAGCCCAGCTATGGTTCCTCCGATAATTAACGCATTCTTAACGATCGCCTTCTTATTTGCTTTGATAATTGCACCAAATCCATTTAACATAATGATATCCCCTTTCAAAAATACAGTTTAGTTTCATTATAGCATGTGTAATAACTGCGAGGGCAGTTTACCGTTCGGCGTAGATATAAACAATTTTTTCTGGGGAATTAGAAAACGCCCCCAAAACATCTCTCTTAACTTTTTCAACCATCCCGTAAAAACCAGGAACATCTAAGATTTCCCCAACCTTTGGTAAACGTTTCATCGGTTCAAGATTCATGAGCTTTAGATTCTCATCGATTAATTGAATTTTCAATTTAAAATCCTCCCTAATCTTTTACGCATTGTTCTTTTCGTAATCGTATAAAATCAGTTTCAATCGTAATTTCGGTTACATACTCTTTATCGAATACGATTGTCTCTTTGATCTCGAAACCATTAGGATGTGGGTTATAAAGAGTTATAAAAACATCACCACCAACATTCCAATTTATTTCTACACGATCAGCCACCTTATCAAATGATACGAGTTTGTTACAAGCACTTGGTAGATTATCGCTAAATTTACCAGTGGTAACGAAGGAGAATACATCGACGGTATTCCCCTTTTTCGTACGTACAATAATACTTTTATGTTCTTTCGTTTGCCTACTACGATTTCTCATGTTTACTTCTCCTAATCTTTATATCCATATCTTGGTTCTACGCTAAAATCCAGAACAAGACATGGCGTTCCATTCTCGGTTAACTGTGTACTGAAGTCAGGGTCAATAAGACCGTCGTCAATATGCCAACCAACCATCTCGCCCATCTTCGTGCCCTTCAATCCGAGACCAATATAGACCTCATTCAGGGTTATAAACCCATGTGAATCGGTCAATAAGTCTCGACTAAGATCGTTAAGTACTCTTCGAATCTGCTCAATATCACTCTTGAAATATCGTCCAGAAAGTGAGTCATAACACAAAGTCTCCCCGGCACCAGTGATTATCAATTCTTTATCACTCACCGGGTTCTTAGTAATACGATCCTTTGCAATTTCATCCTTAATAGCTCGCTCTTTGTTCTTACCAATAGTCTCGACCACCTTAGCCTGATACTCTTTTAGAGCTGCTTCGGACAAAGAATATATACTTGCTAGAGCAGCGTTCCGTCGTAGGTTAATTGAATTAGCGCCGATAATACAAGTGATAGTTAGCGTGCCCATGACTACGGTTGGAATGTAGCATTTCCAGGTTAGTTTGATAATGTCTTTTTTGGTAAGAGTTCCGCTATCAAGATGCTTATCCGGGTCTAATCCTTCTCGCATATGGGTGTTTCTACGTTTTTGCTGCTCCTCGGTGAGTAACTCAAAGGCTTTCGGCGTAGCCTTAATTCCCATTAAAGTGGTAGTCACGAGCCCAGCCACACTTAACCCCGTAAGAATTGTTGGTGAGTTTTTAACCAAGACTTGTCCGATTTTTTGGACGCCATTTACTCTCATAATAATATCCCCCGTTCTAAATAATAAAAAGGAGTCCCTAAATAGCGTGTGTAAGTTTTTCTTTCTTAGTTCGAATACACACGGGACAATGAGTCGGGACCTTCAAACACTTGTTAAGAAACCACTGCTCGTGATCCACACTCAAATTAAATACCACGTTACAAGTCACACAAGTATGTTCGTTAACCAAAACTTCCTCGCCAATTAAATTAACATTTGTTACTTCTGTCATAATAATTCCTCCTCTTCAAATATATCGATAAGAGCTAATTAGGGCTCTATACGAACTAAGTTAAAACTTTTAGGAGTGACATTTATAGCGGTCCATGCCCCACCAGAACAAAGCTTATCGGCAATTCGGTTATAGGCCGCTCCAGCTTTAAATACATCATGTTTTAATTTAACTCCCACAACAACTAACACTACAGTTGATAAACCTAAAATAACCTTTTCACGTTTTGTTAATTTTTTCATAATGATAATTCCCCCTTCAAAAATAAAAAAAGAAGCTGCGGGTTCGAACCGCGATCTCCAATTATTCACTGGCGCTCTACCTTTGAGCTAGTTTCTTCTTTCATTATAAAGTGTGTAAATCCTGCGAGCAACTATTTAATACCTTTACCAAAACATCTAGGACAAACAACGAATTTAGGACCCGACATATCTACACCGTAGTATTTAACCACTACCTCGCCAATAGTTGGTATTTTTCCTAAACCCTTACATCTATTACATTTTTTAATGGTGTTCACATCCCCCTTCAAATTTTAAAAAATAAAAGAGTGTAGGTTGATGACCCAACGAAAATCATCATTAAATACCCTTTAACGAGTATCACCCAGTAGAGTGGACTATTGCTCCACCACCTTCGTGTCTTACTGCTCTTTCATTATAGCGTGTGTAAATCCTGCGAGGTAAAAAGAAAGCCTAAGCTTCCTTCAATTTATTTAACTGATATTCGAGTTCAATCTTACAACATTTTACCTTCGTCTTTGCAATGATTAGCTCGTTTCTAACGAAGCGTTTCACTAACAATTTTAATGGCGTCTCATTCATAATAATCTCTCCTCCAATTTCTTTCATTATAACCTGTGTAAATCCTGCGAGGCTGTCTCCGAACCAAACATAAGCACAAATAACTGTAATAACAACTCCTTCTGCCAAGGTTCGAATTGGGTTACGGTAGACATCAACAACCCTCCACTTCGGCGAAAAAGAAAAGAGGATTAGCTATTAAATAGCCTTTCCAACTCCTCCATTTTTTCTTCAAATTGTTTTTTAAATTCTTCATATGTCAATGTATCTGGTCCTTGGATAATAAAAGTTCTCAACTCCCCAATCGTTTTTATAATCCTTTCTGCATTTACTTTATCCATAATAAAATTCCTTTCAATTTATTTTCATTATAGCATATGTAATACGTACGAGGCAAAAAAGAAAGCCTAAGCTCTCTTTACGCATTACTACTTTTTTCGATTCTAATCGTCATATTGTCCGCTTTAAATTGTATCTTAATTTCAGTTTCTACAGTCTTCCCCTCAGCATTTTCTTGTGTTGTTGGAATTTTAAATTCCATATCACAATTGTGTGCCTCGTAAAGAATCCCCTTCTTTAAAATTATTGATATAACCGCGTCAGTCAATTTCATAACCATTTCTCCTCTCAAAAATATGTTTATTTTCATTATAACGTATGTAATCCACGCGAGAAAAAAGAAAGCTGTTAACTTCCTTTGAAGAACTTATAAATCCATTTCCTTAAATTTTCCAGAATTGAGATCGTCCAATGCTCCGCGTATAGCTGCCTCTACCGTGCTGTTTTTACCAACTGGTAGATCCAACGTCCATGGAACTCCTGAACCTGTCTCATCTCCTTGTAACCAATGAATCGAAAAGTCAAATCCTTCTACTTTACTAATAACAGTTTCTTCTTTTTCAACAAGGCTATTTTTTATTAAAAATCCAACGCCTATCACAGCACCAATTCCCGCCGCCAAAATTATTCCTTTATGGTTATTCCATATGTTTTTAGCTCGGTCTTTTACTGTTAATTTATTTTTATTCATAATATAATTACCCCTCTTTCATTATAAGGTGTGTATCCTACGCGAGAAAAAGAAAGGACGCTTTAAAAAGCGTCCTCGCTATATCTGAAACATTCTGGTGCGGTTGCGTAACATGGCCATAAGCCACAATTTTTACATAAATCCTCTCTCTCGATTTTTTCCGCTTCGCTAATCGACATGGTTTCAATAAGTTTTACTTGTTCTTTCTCCATAATAAACCCTCCTCCAATTTCTTTCATTATAACGTGTGTAATCTACGCGAATATAACCCTTTTTTAGTCAAAATCCCCAAAATCGTTTCTAAGCCACGTAAAGGCCCTTCTAAGCCGTTTGACGCATCTTCTGGCACTATAAGTCTAATAGCTAATTTAAACAGCTTAGAGACCCCTTTATGAAGGCACTTTTTCTTTAATTGGTAAAAAAGAGAGCATATGCTCTCAAACTTACTTGCTAAAAACTACATTATCACTTATTGTTATACAGACATAGTCCTCTGGAATCGAACCATCTCTAAATATAGCAAACCTCTCTGAATTATTAGCATTTAAGTCTAAAATCTCTTTAGCTCTCTCTAAACTCATAAAACTATCTGGTGTTCCCCATTTAAGTATACTTTTACCTCTATCAAGCCTCTCGATTTTACCAATAACATGAGCTTTAGTTAATATGACCGCAGCAACTGCCGTACATACTACGCACCCCGTTATTAAAATTGGCTCTCTGTATTTCTTGTAGAATTCTTTAATACTTGTCATGGAATAATCCCCTTTCAAATTTTCTTCATTATAGCGTATGTATCCTACGCGAAAAAAGAGCATATTAACGCTCTTTCATAAATTTCTCCAACTCATTCATTTTTTCAATTATTAAAATATTTAAAAACTCATCAAGTTTAAACATAAATTCATTTTTAGTATTCGATGGTAATGTTTTCATCTCTTTTAAATATTCTACTAAACAATAATCACTTAATGTGGTAAGTACTAAATCTACATTATTATCATAAAACAAAGCATTTTGTTTACAAATACATGGTATTGAAGCAAATACAAATATTATTTTAGATTTTATATAATTTTTCAATTCTAAAACATACACCTCATTAAAATATTTTTCTGCCATTAATAAACCTTTTTTATTCCGTGCGGTTTCAATTGATATCGTATTATCTAACATTATTTTAAATCCTCCTTTTTAATAAATATAAACCTTTAAATTTTAGATAAACATATAGATGTTCGGACGTACCTCCTAACTTTTTATTCATTATAGGATACGTATCCTACGCGAGTGTTTGTTGACAACCACCGTCTACGACGGATGAAAAAAAAGAGGCTAAGTTTCCTTAACCCTAATCCCCCAATTATCTCAACTCTATATCCTCGGCCGTACATACAAGTCGCCAATTCTTAGCGAGGGTTGCATAATGTACATGACCTTCATCACTGTCACGTACGTCGAAGTACTTTATGCCATCTATAACATAGACAGCAATTACCACCCCGCTATACTCGTTGTTTATGTTTTGAACTTCGTCTTGATAATCTGGTAAAGCGATACTCATGACTACATCTCCTTTTTGATAATAGGACTTCACCATTCAGTACGTATAACCCCAATGCAATATAAAAGATAGAATCTCCAACGTTGTTTAAATAAAACTGAAGTAGGGCATACATCACAAGACTACCACTAATAATTAATCGGTACATAATACTCCCTTCACATAAACATTCTTAATCCCAGCATTAACAATCATTCTACGACACATGAAACACGGCGTGTCAGTAACATATATGTCGGCCCCATCAATCGCCACACCGTGTCTAGCCGCCTGGATAATCGCATTTGCCTCTGCATGTACGCTTTTACATAATTCGTAATGTTCACCGGCTTTAATACCTAGTCTTTTACGTTCGCAGACTACGCAATGATCCTCGCCCATAGGCGTACCGTTATATCCTGTGCTTAGGATTTGTCTGTCTTTGACAATTACCGCGCCGACTTGACGACGCAAACAAGTTGATCGTGTCGATACAACCTTCGATATGGTTGAGAAGTATTCATTCCATGATGGTCGAGTCATTTTAATATATCCTCCTATTAACCCATTCCATCAATATATTCATATTACTTATTCCTCCAGATTCTAGAGCCTTAATTAGAAATAATTTATCATTCTCGGATATTTGTAAATCTTCATTTGAAGTGTATGCTTTATTCCTTGATGGCATATCCTGCAATTCTGGATGTTTTTCTTCCATCCACATGGCACCTAAAATATTCCATGCGGCAGCACAAAGATGATCTTCATCCGTCGCCCCGTCCATATACTTTAAAAGATGTCGTAGGCCGCTATCCACCATATCGCTTATAGGAATACCTTTCTCCCAATTCCTTTCTGCGTATTTTTTAGCACCAGCTTCGTAATGCTTTGATAATCGTATTAAGGCGCACGCTGGTAATAAATCACATCGACCTTTACCCTCAGCCCTATCTCGTACTGCCCCAGTTTCATATTCTCTTCGGTTACCGCTGTCTTGTAACATCGTATTTCTCCTTTCAAATTAGATGGACAAAAAGAAAGCCTAAGCTTCCTCCTCTTCATCTCCGTAGAATAGATCGTTTAATTCGTTTTCTTTGATAATTCCGTTAAGTCGATTGATTCCATATAAAGCTGCTACCCCAACAACTGCCATTGGTATAGCTATTGTTAGAGCGATCGTTTTAATTTTCTCTTTCTTCTCACTTAAGTACTTTTCAATTCTAAACATAATTAATCATCCTCTCAAGATTACTTTCATTATAGGGTATGTAATCTACGCGAGAGTCTGTCGACAACCACCGTCGTAGACGGATAGAAAAAAAGAAAGCCTAAGCTCCCTCATTTCAATGGGTTCTCATATATCGAATCGCTACCCATATAAGCCATGCTCCACCAGTAATAATTGTCATTATTAAATCTAATATTATACTAGTGCTTCTTTGCTGATATCTCATATTAATTCTCCTTTCAAGATTCTATTTCATTATAGGATATGTTATTGGCGCGAGGAAAAAGAAAGCCTAAGCTTTCTCCTCTTTAATTATTTCTTCATTATCCCCATCAAAGAGTCCATCAAAATCATCGCCGTCGATATCCGGCATACTAACTTTAATACCACTTAAAGCTATTATCGATATTGGTAATGTTACCGCTATCGTAATATTTTTAATAGTATTTTTATTTGTATCCCAAAAATCTCTAAATCTACTCATCTTACTCACTCCTTTTCAAGATTATGTTTCATTATAGGCTATGTAATTTATGCGAGTGTATAAAGATAAAAAGAAAGCCTAAGCTTCCCTTCTGACAATATCATGTATCATTGGTTGTTTTTTAAGTATATTCATTTTGTTTATTACGTTAAGTATCTCATTATTGGCATCTTTTCGTCCTTGATAATATTGTGCTTTAGCGACACATATACTAGCAATAACTAAACATCCAAACACAAGTGTTACAGTTTTACCTTCTATTAACATACATATTCCTCCTTAAATTAACATGTTATCGTCATTATAACGTATGTAATCCATGCGAGGAAAAAAGAAAGCTTAGGCTTTCTTCTCGAATTTAATCTTTTCGATATCATCCAATATGGTTTTAAGTCCATCGGTCATTTCGTTTCTAGCGTCAATTCGTCCTTGGTAGTATTGTATGCGGCTAAAACACCGACTAACAATTATTAAACCTCCAACAAATATTGCACCACAAATTCCTAATGCAATTTTATCACTCTTATCCATAATAAATCCTCCTTAAGTATATTTTCATTATAGGCTATGTATTCTACGCGAACCACAAACAGGCAAAAAAGAAAAGGCATGTTATTTAAACACGCCCTTTAAGGACAAACCCCAATGCTTTCGTGGTGATTATATTCGCCTTTTCATATCCCATTATTAAGGCTATTCCCAATAAGTTCCCCGCTATAATAGCCATCGTGTCTGGAGATATACGGTACGAACGTTCGTTCGTCTTCACCTTATATAACTTTTCAAGATTCTCTACTATAGCAGAATACTCCTTTGAATGTACCTCATAATTTGACATATCGATTATAATCGAATCAATCTCCTTTTCTAAATTTGTTCGTTTGTCTTTTTTGGCGAATTGTGCAAACATATTATGCCTCTCCCTTCAAGACCTCCATCTTTCATTATAACGTGTGTTATTATCGCGATCAAGTCTATATTTAAACTGGCGTACCAGAGTCCGTAGCTTTCAATATATTTTTCATATTCATAACGGCTTCTTCAATTAATTTTTGTAATTCATTTTCTGAAATAAAGATCTTCAAAACCCACGGCAATCTACTGTATATTATTCCGATTGCGTAGGCATACTTTTGTTTTCCAGCACCTTGAATATCAAATTTCCTCTCGGCTGCTAACACGACGGCGAGTATTATACGTTTCGCCCTCGTTTTCTCTCCTCGGTAGAATAGCCACCCGATGAATAAGGCGAATAATATGATTACCAGAACGTTGTATGTCAAGGTATTCGGGTTTAAAAAGTTCATTAAAGTCGTCATTATGATTAGTCCCTCCTTAATTTTAATGGAAATTGTTCGGCGTGAAAGCCTAACCTCTCAATGTCTTGTATGGCTTTAGGCACCTTTGACTCAGCAACCCAAACAACAAGATTGACATCGGGGTCAGAAGCCTCTGTAAGGGCCTCATATGGGGCTGTGACGGGCTTAACAGCTTCCGAGTAAGGAACGTTAACGGCTCGACTTAAACCCCTACAAATGGCACTAGCGACCGTCTGATCCCACTTAGGATCTTTCATCAGTGCTTCCTCTTTAGGATTAGATATAAATCCACATTCCACTAACAAAGCAGGTCCGTCCGTCTCCCTCGTGACATGTAGATTGGCCACTTTTACTCCTCGATCAGTAAGTCCAGTTGCTAATATCATTTCTTTTTGAACTTCTCTGGCGATACGTTCTGCCCAGCCACCTAGAGCTTGTACGCACGTGGTAATTCCATGGGCTGTTGGATCGGAAAATGAATCTGTATGGATCGATAAGAAGTATTGGGGAACCCAGGCATTTGATACATCCGTAACATCGTCTAGATCCCCGTCTTGAATATCAAGAACTTTCCATCCGTTACGACGCATATCAGCAATCACAAGAGCCCCAATTTCTTGGTTTTGCGTCGACTCTTTAAGTCCGGTTGGGCCGATTGCTCCAGGATCGAACGTTCCGTTATCCTTGGGACCGTGACCTTTGTTTACTGTTAGTTTACCAGGAGCGTTCATTCAGAGTCCTCCTTATCTATTTTTTGTGAGATTTCAGCCAATTTCACATTAGCTATTTCTTGATTATCAAATACTTTACGAAGTAATGCAAATTGTTCAAGTTTACATACTCCGCAATGTTTTTGATCTGTCTCGATCATCGTCTTTAAGGCTGAGTTTACTTCGGTATTCTTCTCAATTACTTGTATTAACCGTCCTTCGCGATCGAAATCCTGTTTTCGCTTTGTGTTATCGATGGATGATAGAGTCTTCATGACTGGTATGAGCGCAACTATAATTAACGCAACTACTACAAGGAGGGTTATGATTGTACTATCACTCTGTTTCGCTAATGTGATTGCTGAATTCATTATCTACCCCTTTCGTTGATACCCATAAAATACGCTTATTGTATAACTAGTTATACCGTGATACACTATGACTCAGGAGGTGTAATGTGTCTAAGAAGCTAATGGGGATACGATTAGATCAAGAAACCACTTTGAGACTGGATGCTTGGTCGGTAATGCTAAAACAGGAAAAGACCAAAATAATTGAAGAATCATTTTTATTATGGGAAATTAATCACCACGCATCTGAGATAATCAGCGTTCATACCATCGTTGAGGAACTCAAAAAACACTCGTTAACATTCTATGGATTAGATAAGAGGAGTGAACTACCATGTCGACGAAAATATTAAGTTCGACCGCGGAGATTATGTTGGGTCAATTAACGACTGCTATGACAATTACTTGCGATCTCAATAGACAACGAGTTGTCAGTATCCTATCACAATACGATATAAAGCCAGCTTTGGTAGCGATTGGTCATCCAGATCTAGCACAAAAGATAAAGTTGTTTCTGTCTGGTAAGAAACTCGAAGGTCTAGCTGAGTCTACACTCAAAGGGTATACGCACGAACTTAGGATTTTTGCTAAACATGTATCAAAAGCAACGAGTGAGATTACTACTGCTGATCTAAGAATATACCTAAGCGAATGTGACCAACTTAAGACCGCGTCACTAGCAAAACGTCTGTCGGTACTTAAGAGTATGTTTGGTTGGCTTTCTTCTGAGGAAATTATCGCCCATGACCCAACAAAGCGTATCCGACCTTTGAAGAAGGAACAGCGAGTCGCAAAGGCGTTGACTATTGAGGAGTTGGAAATGATTCGAGAGGCTTGTGTAAGTCCCAGAGAACGTGCGCTCGTAGAAGTCCTTTATGCAACGGGAGGAAGACTCTCTGAGATACAGAAAATGAGCCGTAATGATATAGATTATCAGGCGCTGTCGGTGTTGGTCATCGGCAAAGGAAACAAGGAACGACCCGTATATTTTTCGTTTAAAGCTATGTATCACCTTAAGAAATACCTTATGAAACGAACCGATAAAGACCCTGCTCTATTTGTTTCTGAACGAAGGCCTCATCAAAGATTATCCTGTAGGGGGATTGAGCGAGAGGTAAAAGTGATTGCTAAGAGATCAGAGGTCACTAAGAATGTATACCCACATATATTTCGTCACACTTTTGCTACATTAATGCTCGCGAATGGTGCCGAATTAGCTTCGGTACAAGCGTTATTAGGTCACTCTGATCCATCAACTACGATGATATATGTCGACGTTACCAATGAGAAACGTAAACAATCACACCACCAATACTTGGTACAATAGCCTCCTTTTAGGGGGTTCTTTTTTGCCCTTTATTTCGTATAATGCGTCAACTGCGTATTAATCAAAGGCAACTCTCATTATAAATTCTGCATTTGTTGAATCTGTTGCATAACTTCCGTCCGTTGTCACAATAAGAGATAAGGCGTCTGTTGCTATAAAAGCTAATTCCGTTCCTGCTGACCAGTTTTTAACCAATGTGTAACCAGTTATGCCACTACCCATTACATAACTAAACCCTGTTGGAGTTCCATTCTTAGCTATTTCAATCGTCAAACTTCCGCCAATTTTTGGTGGATTTACATACATCCCTAACGCAGTAACAACCCCTGACTTACCAAACATTACTTGACTTCTTCCACTTCCGTTAAAAATAGGATTTGTATTCAAATTAACCGTTAAGTTTGCCAAAGTAAAATATATTGTTTGAGTGGATGGTCTGTAAATACTTGGCAAATTAGTTGCATCAATAAAATGGGTATTACCGTTATTTCTTACAGTAAATTTACCACCGTTATATTTTGATGGTGAATAAAATTGAGCGTACAGTATGGTGTTATTAGAAACAATTGATTCAGCATAACCTGTTGCGATTTGATACAAATCTAATACAGGTGGGGGGCTTACTGTGCTTCTATCAGAAGCGACACCAGTTACTTTATTTGTTTGTTTATGCCTCATATGGGTATTTTGTGAAAATATATTACCCCATGAAGATTGTGGAACATCTGATTTCATTTTTATATCTGAATAACCGTCACCCCAATTGTCACATTCATCAAACACGTTATTTGTAACAATACACATTGTCATGCTATTAACAGAAATACCACCTGCTTTTTGCGTCCAAAAATTGTTGTTGGCAATGATACACTTATCGAGTGTTGTTGCGGAAATCCCCCATTTTGTATCAATCGTATAATAACTACCATCAAAAAAGTTATTTAAGATTTTCAAACCTCTAATGGAAGTTGTTGTTAAAATTGCACCATATGTTTTACCACCGACTATCTGATTATGGCTTATAACCGTATTACCTGTATATGAAACATCAACAGCACAATCCCTACCATTACCCCACAATTCATTTTGCGTGATATACGAGTCTGTTGCTTCACATTTTAATACTGCAGATACAAACCTAGAATTAGTAATTTTTGCGACAAACAAACTACCACCATACCCATTAGCCCTAACAATTGCAAGCCCATGTTTTGCACCTGCAGTAGAAGCTGTTCCCCCGTCATTGTCACCGATTACACAATTATCAATAGTTAAATAATTGGTGTTTTGAAAACATACCGTCCATACTGTTCTCTCATTAATCGAAACAATAGCTATATTTCTAATCTCTATATTATTATTTGGAGTAGAAGTCCCGTAATTGGAATTAGCTAACAATGGTTTGTCAAGCATCAACCCGTTATCTTTTATGGCTGTGTATTCCTTCGTTGCACCCATAAGGACAACCGCTGTTGGGACTTTTATTGTGTCTGATATAATGTAAGTTCCAGAAGGGAAAAACAAAGTACCTTTCTTAACCGCTAGACTGTCAATAGCATTTTGGATTGATATAGTATCGTCAGTTACCCCGTCCCCTTTAGCACCAAATGATTTTACTGTCGGATGATCAGCCAACTCCGACGTATGGATATCGACTAATTCCTGTAAGATTTTAATTTTTGGTTTTCCCATTGATTAACCTCCTTTTATTTCGGATAATGCGTCTACTGCGTAATAAAGTTTCCCTTAATTGAGTAAGCTCCTAATTATAAATAAGATATATTATCTAACATTTTTATAAATTTAGCTGCAATTTCATTGTTTCCATAATTGTCTAAATAAGTAAACTTTCTGATATAAACATTACTTGGACCACCGGCATAAAAGGAAGTACCAGTAATATAATATTCGTTATTATACTTAACCACACTCGGATATACACATAGTATTGAACCTTGCATAATAATTTTACTTTGCGAAATATCGCCCGTATCTATTCTTGACACATTGGTTCTTTGCCGTGAATCCATAGTATTAAATAAATACAGTTTATCATTTTCAACCAACCATGACGCTCTTGCCATTGCATCAGGAATGAAAATTTCTTGAGTTATAGATTTATTGATCATATTGATTTTAGCAATAAGTATTTTATATCCGCTTGATTGTCTTAATGCATAGTATAAATAATCGCCTAATACAGCACATGCACCCTCTAACATTGCATTCGATTCTGCAAATGACGGGTTTAACCATAGTTCATAATTTACCATATCCGTTGATGAGAAAATAAGGCTGTTTGGTATATAATTTGATATACCTAGTCCAGAATAAAAAACATTATCCTTTTTTGCAATCTGTGCATTCATAGAAATAAAATATGCAGTTGATTGTAATGATACTATATTGGAATTTATATAATCTGTTGTGAAATCATATAATGTACCACTGTTACTAATTTTACATATGCCAATACTACCTAATGATGCAGTAGAAATAGTAAAATCCCTATACAACATATACCATGTATTCCCCAACTTTGCTGAAAATAAAATACGCAAAGTATCACTGTCTACAAATACAGAATTAGGAACTCCACATCCACTCGCTATTGGTGTCCCATCTACTGTATCTCCGTACTGCGCTGCGGTATGTGTTGTATAATTACTGCTTGTAATATCGCTTGTATCTATTATTGACAATTTAACATACGCATTTGTACTGAACGGATTATCACCATTACTGGTTGTATTCGCACAAGTAACAATATATGCTACACCATTTGTATCAATATTTAATGAGGAATCATGTGAAAAATAATCTTGTGTTTTATCTCTATAATCCCATAAATCTTGGTCAAATTTAAGACTATTTGCATACAATCTCATTATATCTAACACATTGAAATCATGAGTAAATGTTATGCCAGTTTTATAGGATGAGAAATATGAAGTATTGTCTGCTTTAGTTAAATTTAGTGTATAACTGAAATCCATATAGGAAATATCAGTCCCTAAAAGTAACGATTTTCTATTGGTTGAAATACCAACAATAATATACTCTGCGTTATCTGGAATCGGTAAATTTCGATATGTGGTAACATTTACTGGCTCGTTATAGTTACTAGCATTATATCCATATATTCCACTTAAAAATGTTTTAGATTTATCGTAGAAAAGAACACCTATATTTCCCGCAAGCCAACATTTTATATGCAAATAACTATTGCTTAAATGCCCTGATATAGAAATATATTGCGTTAAACTATAAGCTAGGTCTTCAGATACAATACCATTTGACGCATCAATGTATTTCCCATCCGTAAACATATCACTTGTAAATTTAATAGATTTCAGAACACATTTTTTCACAGTATCATCATCAATAACTGTACCATATCCTTCTTGAACAATATTTACAGATGGTAATGAAGCAGTATCAGTACCACCCCTAAAATTATCAACATCATCCGGAACATTTATTGCTAATCCGCCTGTCTCCATTTGGCTCCAATTCTCAATTACAGAAGAAACAGTATCCCCTTTACACCACATTGCTCTGTAGATACTACTGGAGCCAATTTTAGTCCCTCTATCAAAAGATAAAATTCTTCCACTTTTTACTGGAAACTTAACAACGCTAATGCCATCTGCATCAATATATACCACATTACCACTAACATCTGTGCCCAAGCGTTTATTGGATACTGTTTCATAGGATACAGTTGGATAATAATCCGGTAATGCATCATTGGTTTCGTTTATTTCTCCTTGTAATGTTCCAACCTGCCCTCTTATCGCCTCCCCTGCACTTGCATAAGTTACTCCATCAGCACCAACATGGGCGTCAATTAATTCGGCTGTTCCACTTGCAACGCCATAAACTAGCAATACATAATCTCCGGCTACGGGGATGTACCCTGTCGCTAATGGCGTAACGCTTGCTAAGTTTATTTGTCCCGCAGTTGCTCCGCTTGCCACTACTAATAATGCCCCAGTTATTCCAGCAGTAGATTTTTGATAAAAAGAAACATTAGGCGCGGCCACCAAAAGGTCAATTCTTGATTTCTGAGTATCTAGGTCTGTTTGCGGTGCTTTCGAAGCTAACTCTGACGCAGTTTCAGCCTGATACGACGAAAATCGTTCTTTAATGTTACCACTCACATTCGATAATTCAATATCGCTAACTCCACCAGCTTGTATTTGTGAGCCAGCGATCGCTCCAGAGGTAGAGTCAACGATGGTTTTGTGTACCCTGAATACAACTATATCATCAACATCGAGCGTCCAACCTATCAAATTAACACCTAAACCGTTTTCATTCTCGGTATACTCCATGTCCTTGGTTAAAAACTCACCATTATAAATAACATCAAAATAGTCGGAATCAGGATTATATGATGGTAAATTTATGGGCACAAACGACTCATTTCCAACGCCAACGTATGTCGAGGGCATTATGGCATCCCGGCCAAGACTTAACGTACTAGCTACATTATCCACGGCGGTTTGTATTACCTCGAATCGTTCTTCGCGTAAGTCTTCGGACACATCCCTTATTTCTTCTGCCGCATTAAACACAGAGACTCTAGAAGCTTCACTAGCGTTAAAAGTTATAGTCCTATCGTTCTGACTTGTTAAGAAAGTGTTAGCTCTGACGGCTTCATTGATGGTAAAAGTGCTTACCCGTCCGTCCTCAGCCGTTATTCTGGAAGCTTCGCCAGCTTCTCTCAATCCTTCTGCCGCATTAAACACAGAGACTCTAGAAGCTTCACTAGCGTTAAAAGTTATAGTCCTATCGTTCTGACTTGTTAAGAAAGTGTTTTGCCACCCCTCCAACGCACCAACAATACTGGATATATACTTAATGCTTAATAATCCAATGCTAGCATCCACGTAAAAGATAAATGTCGTAGACGATAAAACGTTAACTCCCTCGGTGAAGACTATCTCGGCTTCAACTTTACCGTCTACGGCTAGCGTAGCAGCTTTCAATACGCATTCAAACTTACCTGTTAGCGCATCCAAGATGGTTACGCCTGTTGTATTATCTTGGGATACAACCGCATTATCCGAACGTAGAAAATTGAATTGTAGAGTTTGACCGGTTATGTTTACAGGTAATCCCTCGTCAACCAAAGTTATCTCCAAAACAGAAGTACCAGCATTGCCTTGTTTAAACAACGTGTTATTGGTAATCATTTTACTTTTTAAATCAATCGTAAGTTTGTATCGATTTTCCAAATTGACACCTCCCGATATTTAATAACAAACTACCACACAAATTCTTTAACCTGTGTGGTAGTTTGTGCAGCCATGATTTGATCTCTCATTTCGTAATAACGAGCCATTTTTGTATCAATATGTGATTTAGACTCCGCATAAAGAATAATAAATTGTTCTCTCGTGTGGAGTATCACTCCGGCATCCTTCGTAGTCCAATTTAAAGATAAAACGGCTGGATTTAAAAGTAAAGAGTTCATTTCTCGATTAAAGTTGGTCTGCCATTCTTCGTTAAACTTGTATGCATGCTCAACACCTGTACAGGAAGAATAAAACCCATTAAGGATGTCGAGATTACAGGCAATATCAATCTCTTCAATTTTAGATTGTTGTACGTATGGAAGATTAACGGAATCTGGAATTGGAGTATAGATCGGCTCTCCATCCACAAACGTGTAATCGGGATAATTTTCTATGACGTGTTTATCGACGACGTCATCAAGATATAACCCGGTTAATTTTCCACGCTTAACTAGACCCGCTATTGGATACGGGGCCTCACAGGAATAGATAAACTTTCCATATTCATCGTAAAACAAATACATAAATATCCCCCATTACCAAGGCTTAATTACTAAGTCGACTCTACTGATGTAACAAGTGCCTATGGTAGCTTTAACAGCTACATATATATCCTGACCTGGAAATATAACGAAATCTATGACCGTTCTTTGTTTTATGAACTCGGTCGATTGGGTGGTCATATGTGGTAGGGATTGTTCATAAGGCTCCATATATACATACGGAAGACCGTTAGAACCAAATATGTCGATCTCACCCTTTCCTCCACTTGAAACTTTCCAAGTCACTTCAAGGGCCATCCAACCTAATTCTGATTCGGGACCCATGGTGTGTAGAATAGACGCCGTAGTAAGAGCGGTAAACAACGTCATAGTCGATTGACCCATTGTTAACGCTTTATACTCGTCGGACGCCGTTGATACATATGATTTATGGTCTGGGTAATACAACGCGGTATACACTTCTTTAACTACCGAACCGTCTTCTCCAGGTACTCCATCCGTTCCCTGGAATATTTTCCAAGAATAACTCCCATAATAAGAACTTTGAGAAGGACTAAAGTCAGTATAGGTTCCGATATATTTACCACTTGTATAATTGAATCCTGTACCGGAAGCGTCCTCAGCATACGCTATGTGTAAATATGTCGTTTGACCATCGTCGCCTTTAATTAAACTCCAAGCATAGTCGGATGGAGTTGAGCTCTCGTCAATACTCTCTTTATTGGTAGCTATTCCTACGTATTTTTTCCCTGTAGGATTGTCACTCATGTTAGTGCCAGCAGAATCATCGGCATATCTAATCCAAGTATAGCCACTAACCCCAGGAATACCTTGATCGCCAACAACTTTAACCCATGTGTATTTTGTATAGTCGTCCGAATCAGCCAATACGTTGTCGACGTACGTCCCCATGTATATACCAGAGGCCTCACCATTATTGGCTGTAAACGGTGTTCCACTACTATAATTAGAGTATTTAATATGGAAATACGACGCTTTAGTGTCAGCATAGGTTTTTGCTGCCGATACAATGAGTTGCCATAATGTCCCACGCTGGGCATAGTAAGTTATAAATTTTGTATCGAATTCGACCCTAGAAACAAGGGAGGTCGATGTGGTACTCAAAATTGGAAGCGTGTTGCCAGTAAGAACCGTCACATTTAAGTACTCGTTCAAAGCGTTGTACGCGGTTGTGTAGGTTCCAGCGTCCACGCTATAGAAACCGGCTTGATTAATTAGACTTTGATAGTCAAGGACGATTGCGTCCCATATTGGCTTTAACGATTTCGATTTCTCACTTTTTGTTATTTTTCCGTTATCTGCTATCTCGTCCAAATCAAACATGGCTTCCTCGGCCGCTATTTGGGCATTTTCAGCCGCAAGTTGCGCTTTGGCAGCAAGCAAAGAACTGCCCATAGCTATACCCTGCGGAACACCATCTGTTATCTTTGTAAATATGTCGGCGTACGAATCCGTCGTGGCGCTACCATGAAGAACTTCTAAAGCACATCCTTGAAATAATCCAGGTATACCTATGAATGCATACGGATATTCACCAATCCCTGTATCTATTCCAGATCCACCACATCTTACAACGGCGTCCAATAATGCAGGATTCCAGCCAATCGAATCGTTAGATGTAAGTACTATAATTACGGTATCATCCCACGAATTTAGATTTGTAGCTAATAAATTTCTTGTTGCATCATCCAAAAATGTATCGTACAATTGAGCAAAAACAATATCCAAAGTCTCCCGACTTAGTACGGTAAGCATTAAACCCCTACCGGATACACTACAAGCTGTAATTTTCTTTTTGTTTAGTTTAATGTAGCGACTTCCACTCTTTGCCCCAGTTCCTCTAATAGATAGTTCTCCATCTATTGCAAATTCTGGGGTTTTTAAAGTTATGGCGTTATTTAAAGTTAATTTGGTACTCATTACCAACTTGAATTTATCAAGTAATGCGAGTTTATCGACGGTCTTCATCTTTTTAGGGTAACTATCCAGCGACAAGTCAACCCATTTGTTTAACTCGACTTGTAGTCCCGTTGTTCCAGTTAGTGAATCTTGATAATTCGTTACAAGTTCGGGGGAGACCGACATATCCTCAGCGATGGCTATTATGTCGGCGCTTTCGGCTAATATTGTAGCAAAAGAGGCCTTAAGCGAAACTGATTCTTGATAATCGAGGAACCCGTTTTTAGCGAACATCGTTATATCTGTTTGCATACTTACAATAGCAACGCCTAATTCAAAAGCTTGTTGGTCCGCATAGGTTAATAGATTATCAATCTTTATACGCGTCATAACGTCGTTCAAGGCCGTCTTAGTTGTTTCAACGCGTTTAAGTTTACTATTTAGGGTTTTACCCTTATATACAGAAATGACGATAGGATAACTTGGTTGCCCTATCCAATCGTTCATCGCAGATAACGCGTCCGCCATAGAACTTTTAAACGCATTTTCAGTTGTCGTTAGACTGGTTAAATCGGAACTTGGGTCGTCTAATAATAATTTCAATCCATCAGCAATCGTAATTATATCGTTTGACTCTGTTTCGACAGCTACAAATAAAGCATTTAAAGTGACCGATTCTGTTTGCTGAATCGCGCCATTTTCGATATAAATATTAGCCTGAGTTTGAAACGCGCTTAATGCGGTATTTAACTCTGCTACTTGATTCTCAACATATCTCTTTCCGTCATCTTGTCGATATTTACTGATTGCATCATTGAGTAGTGACTTGGTATTTTGGACATTCTTGAACATAGTGTTAATTGCAACGATATCCTCTGGTAGGACCGGTATTGGATATTTAACTTGATCGATCCATTTACTTCTCAATTCTGTATCAAGAGCCGTCAACGCACTAGAATAAGCTTCTTTTTCGGTGATAATTTCTAGAGTTCCAGCGATACGAACAATATCTTCCGACTCAGCTTTAAGTTGCTCAAGATCGAGTTTTAACGCTCTAGCCTCGGTTAGCGTTATCCAGCCATCAGATGAGAATTTATCCACATCAGTAATCAGTTCAAATAACTCGGTATCTAATTCCTGAATCTGGAGATCTAGATAATTTGTAGCCTTAACCAGATCCTGTTTTACAGTTTTTATGGCATCGGCTACGCTTTTGGCTATATTGGATTTAAAATTTCCTAATTCAATTTTTTCAATTCTGTCAGTTAAACAGTTCTTTGTTATTTTTATAACTTTTGCTTTAAGGTTGATGTTCATTCTCAAATGTTTTATAGTGACTATATCTCCGAGTTCGACAGTTTCTAATATTGAATAATTTTTATACTCCTCAGTCTTAGATAACTCAATCAAGTCAATTTTGTAATTAAACGTTGGTATATCGATCTTAGAATCGATCAAGAAATTAGTTGCAGCGAGTCTCAATTGCACAATCGCCATTTCTTCAGTAATCAACAGACTTTCGTCCATACCAATATCACTAAAATCCAGGGTTTTAATAACGGGATTTGGATAGTTGTCGATATATGGACTATCGATGTATTTCTCAGGTAGCAACAGTTCATTATTACCAATTGGCATCAGCCGCGTACAGAGGCCCTCTGTGGTGAGTGTTTCTTCGATACCTTGTATGTTCTTCCCATAAGCGATTAGGACACCTCTATCAAGCCCTCTGGTCTCTAAGAGCTTAACTGAGTAGTTATCCATAACGAGTTCGCCACCCCATGTGGCTATAATCCCTTCATAACCGAGAATCGCCTCGACAGGATTCATACGAGTAATCGTTTTAGTATTGACCCCTGCGATATCACTAGTGGCCTCAAAACTATGAGTATATTGAGTTGCACCTAATACCGAAGTAAGTGCTGAGGCACCAGATGTTTCGGTCAATGTCAAACTCTCAATAAAATTTCCAAGTAGATCGTAGAAAATATGACGAGCATTAACTTTAACGTCGGTTAACGTCTTAACTTTGCGATAAATCCTAAATAATTGGCCATCAGCTTTTATAATGTTATGTTCTAATAGATATTTCCACTTACCTCGCGCATCTAATGGATGGGTTAATTCAAGTTCGTACATGCCATTGAGACCTTCGGTTAACGATGCAGAAATAGTTTCAGACAATACAACCAAACCGTTATTATTAAAGTCTGCGCATTTACTACCATACACGTTAATCATTATTTCCACCGCCAATTAGGTGTAATTTCAATTTTACTAACCGATCCAATCCAACTAATAGTGTTAACGTCGACAGTGAGTTTAGGAAAGTCTCCACTCATATCAGAATTTTTAAGAATATTATCCTTAAAACAATCCATTATATCACTGTCAATAGTCACATATTCTGAGACGTTCGTTAGAGTTATCAAAACGCCATTAACCGTTAGATAAATAGTTCCGTCGCCGTAAACTTTAATGACGGGATCACTCTCATGCGTCCCACGTCCATGAATAGTTACGTCACCGTACATGGTTTGTTGTGGAATGATTGTTATTACAGGGTCATTTAGCATTTTTGCAAATGGTTGACAATCAAAGACTACAATAAATTTATACCATTGACGTATTATACGACTGAACGGTATTTGATTCATTATACAGCCTTGATACTTACGATCTAGTTGGTTTGAGAAAATGACTTCCCCAGATCCATCTAACCAAGCTAGTATTCTATCTACCAACGCGATATCCAACAGTGTACATTCGCAAGACTTAACGACACTTCCGTAAGTCCCAAAATCCTCGGTTAGAAAGCCGTTCCTTCCTGGTATAAATATCTTATTTATATCGCGATTAACTTTAACGATTGGGGGTAACTCGTTGGTCAAGATCCCCATATCCTTACTGGAAATATTTTTGTATATGAAATATGGTTCACCCATTAGTTGCCACCCCTTCCAGCTATTATTTGTTGTCTGTAAAACTCGAGTTCCTCAGCAAGAGCTTGAACGTCCTGTGTTCTGTTGTTGATGAAATTGGTTACAGTTACGGCTAATCCTCCGCCTTGGTTTGAGCCAGACACGCCATTCGTTGATGATTTGGTAATATTTGAATCCGAACCAGCTCTTCGATTAGCATCCATACTAGATATAGACGCGGTCTTACTTCTAATGTCATCGATGTTGATGGACTGAGATCTATTGAATGCGGAACTTAGACCTTTGTTAATATTGGTTAGATCTATAACCGGACGAATCGTTGGTTGAATGTCCATATTTCCACTAACGATAGACGCAATATTAGATATGGCGCTTTTCAAAGAGTCCTTTGCGGTAACAGCTACGTTTGTGATTTCGCTAACAACTACGCCAGAAAACTGTCTTAATCCACCAGCGAAACCCTCCATGGCATATTGTCCAACTTTTGCGAATTCTTTTGATGGCGATTGTATGCCGAGTGTCTCATTAGCCGCATTCAATGCTTGTTTAGCCGCGTCTGAAGTAGCCTTAGCCAATAACACAGCCTGACGTTTAACTCCTTGGGTTATACCATCTATGATGTTTACTCCAACGCTTATCCAATCCGGTTGTTTAAATATGTTTTGTGTATCGGTAACAATCTTCGCGAAATCGTTGTTAGTTTGGGTATTCAAATCTTTGACTTTTGTCTCCCATTTTGAATTGAATTCGGCGAGCTGTTCTTGGGTGTTGGTTGTTATAGCGGCGAGTTGAGTTTGATACACGTCTTTAAGTTCGACTAATTGAGTATCGGTTTGACTGTTTAATTGTGTGATTTTCTTGTCGGACTGTTCTCTCATATCGCCGAGTTCTCTTACCGCTTCGCCCTTTGATTGTTTATGCTTGTCTTTCCATAAAGCCACGTACTTATCCAGTTCCGGTTTTAGTAATGAGTTTAGGGCCTTTACCTTTTCAAGAGCAGTTGGTCCCATTTCCTCAAGCTCTTTTAGTAGTCCGTCACTAATTCCTTTCTTCGAAAGTGACTTTATGTTCTTCTGCCACTCATCAAAAGCGGCGACTTGTGTTTCCAAGTTTATAACTAATTCGGCACCGGATACAGCCTCGGATTCGCCAAGTTCATCGAATAGGCCATACGTCTTATACAAGGAATCAGCACGAGATTTGACAGCTTGTCTATACTCGTCGTTTACAGAACGTATGTCTTGTTTTAGTTTTTCATTAATACCTTTCGTTTTGGCATAATAATCATCTTCTAATGTCTTTTGCTTTTCAAGCATTTCCTTTTTAAGACGATATACCTCACGATCGGCTTTCTCTCGTTCTTCTGTTCCAGCAGCGTATTTACTTTGTATATTCTGCCACGCAGAAAGTTCTTCCATTAAACTGAGTTGATTGTAGTATTTCCGATCATCAATTAGCTTGATAGATTTATCGAATTCCTCTTTATTTATTTGCTGCCTGGTCTTGGATGCTTCGCGAGTAGTGTTGGTACTCTTGGCGAGTTCTTTATTACTCGCATCCGTAACTTTTGTGGCCATGGTTTTCGATTCTTCGACCGCTTTGGGAGTGTCTTGTTTTATTCCGTTTTTTAAACCAGCAACAATGTTCGCTCCATAGTCTTGGAATACTTTACTTGGAGAAGCTATACCTAGAGCGTTAGCCGCCGATTCGTTTACAGCCTTTCCTAAATTGCCAGCCGTCCTGCTCGCTTCCGATTGCGTGCTTTTTAATCCGTCAATTAGTTGTTCGCCAGAACGTATCCCCATCTCAGTAAATACTTTAGATGGAGACTTTATGCCTAGAAATCTTTCAGCGCTGTCAATCGCTTCTCCGATGATTCCAGTTATGGCTTTAGATAATGATCCCGCCATATTCACAATACCTTTGATTAACCCTTTTATGATATTACCACCAACGTCTATGATTTTAGGAAGTAGATCTATAACCGCCTCAACGATAGCTGTTATAAGGTTCCCGACAGCGTCGTATAACTGTTGGTGATTATTTCGAATAGCGTCGGCCAATCCGTTAATAAACGCAATTATAACTTTGAATGCCGCGTCCACAATAGCTGGGAGTTTAGATACTACCCCAGCAATAAACTGCAGAATCACGTCGATGCCAGCTTCCACTACCTCTTTTATTAGGGAAGTGATTCCTTTGAGGATTCCCAATATCAACTTCATTCCGGAGTCAATCATTTTTGGAACCGATGCCACGAGTGTATCTAGTATTGATAATATAAGAGTTGCTATGGTAGTTATGATTTGCGGTCCGACTTCCACTATTATTTGATGCATGGCCATCATTACATCTTTCATAGCGTTGGCTATCGTTGGGGCACCTTCGCCGATAATTATGGCGAAATCTATGATACCCTTAGCTATAGTTTTAAATATAAATGGTATGAGTCCAACGATACTGGTTACAACCGCGACTAATGCGACTGCCCCCGCCGTACCAGATACCGCTAAGGCGGCTAATCCGGCTGAGAAAGCCAATAAACCAACACCTACCGCCAAACATCCTATACCTAGTATTGCTATTGCTCCGGCTAGTGCTAATATCGCTGGAGTGAGTGGAGCTAAAAGTAAACCCGCTAACCCAATAACACCAAACGCTCCGGCCAAAGCAAGTAGACTAGTTCCGATCGCAACCAATGACATGGAGCCTAGAGTCTGCAACACTTGTGCTAGGATAAGAAGTGCCCCAACAAGAATAAATAACGCCGTCGCATCGAGTATCTTGTTCTTCATCAAAGCAAACGTGGCAACTATAATTCCTAAAGAACCAGCCATAGCCAATAACCCTTTTGATATTTCTTCCCATGACATTTTTCCAAGCGTAGATAGAGCTTTCGCCAATATGGTTATCGTAGTAGCTATGTCAAGCATGGCTAACGATTGAAATAATATATTTTTTGGTAACGTCTTGAATGTTACGACTATAATCCCTAAAGCTCCAGCCAAGGTTGTCAATCCTCTTGCGATTTCATCCCATGACATTTTACCCATATTGCTAATGGCTTTCGCAAATATGATCATAGCCGCACCAAGAATAGTTAACGATAATGCCGTGGAAATAACGTTTTTAACATTACCAGTAAGATTTACAAATATGGCGACTTCGGCTAGAACAACACCGACTCCAAGTAATCCTTTGATAAGGGCTACGGTATCTATTTCGCTGAACTTTTTAACTGCAACGCCCAATACATTTATGGCTATAGCCAGAACCACAATCCCAACGCTTTTGGTCACACCCATACCACTTAGATCTGCGACTTTCATAAATAGCGCTAGTTCAGCCATCAATACACCAACGCCGATGAGTCCATTCGTCAAACCGGCTTTATCGACAGTGCTTAAACTCTTTACCGAAGAAACAAGAACTCGTATTGCTGTGCCGAAAATGATAAACCCGATCGAAGCTCTTATTAGACTGCCAGATATCCCACTTAGAACTTTCGCCGAGATCAACAATATTCCAGTTAAAGCTGCAACAGCAGTAAGTCCTTGTTGCATACCTTCTTTATCTATCTTGGATAAGACGGTCATTGCATGAGCGAGAATAAGAATTGCTACAGATAAACCAAGCATTGCAGTTGTGATTCTAGCCATCACCATGAATCCTAAACCACCAGAGACCTTCTCAAATAAAGCCATCGCACCAAAAAGTTGTAGGAACATCGTGGTCATTGCGGCGAGAGAAGATGCGAGTTTATTGGAGTCAATCGATGCTATAGCTACAAGCGCTACCGCCAATATACCAATAGCGATGGCTATTTTTAATAGGATCGCGGCTTTTAATGACGATTGATATGCTTCGAGACTACCTCGAACGCCACTGAGAATCCCAGTAATCCCACCAAGAAAGTCCCCAGCATCGTCTGCTATTGAAGTTATTGATTTTACGAACTTACCTAATCCGAGTAAAATAGCAGTAAATACGCCACCGTTTATCATGTTGACTATCGAATTGAAGTCTGAGTTGTCAATTGCGCTGGTAATACTGGCTCCGAGTTTTGAGAACGCGCCACCTATAATATCGGCTATTTTGTAGAATGTTGGAGCTACGCCTTTAAGTCCAACTAATATACCAGCAAATACGGCGTCAACCATCTCACCAAGCTTTTCAAATGGTTTGAACGTCGTGGCGACGTGCTCCGAGAAGGAATCAAGACCAGCAGTGTCAATGTCACCAAGAGATTTAAACGCGTTAACTATCCCGCCTATTGCCATTTTAACAACATCAGCTATGGGTTTTATAAGATTTCCTATTTTCTGAATCGCCACATTAAACGAGTCCGAAGATTTTATGGCCTTGTCGATTGATGTTAGAAACTCTCCGATACTACCCGTTATGGCAAGAAATCCTCCGCCTGCTGGAATTAAATATTGAATAACCGAACTAAGACCGCCAGCGATCGCAAACAACGCTTGCTTACCAATATCTAGAATGGCAAATAAACCTTTGAAAGTACTCTTTATGTTAGCGGCGGTTTCGTCTCCTATTTTGAAGTTTCTTGATAAATCTCGTATTGATTTGGAAATCTTAACGAGTCTTTCACCCGTCATTGGTGGAAAAATGTCACTGAAGGCTTGACCTATTGGGTCTAAAATTTCTTTAAGCCCTTTAAAGGAGTTGAATAGCGCCTCTATGATGGCGTATCGTCCGTCGTTAGCCTTCCAGAAAACAAGCATCTCGTTTCTTGCTTCGGCAGATGCTCCAGCGATAGCCCCAAAGCCGTCATTAATGGCTGTGAAGAAACCAGCAGCTTCTTCTCTGTCACCTATGACGTGCTCCCACGTCTGAGCCCATCCAGATTGAACCGACTCCTTCATTGTGCTGAGTAGTTGAGTTAAAGTTTTAACTTGTGTCGCTGCTTTAATTAAAGACTCGTCCGCAGCAAACTTAGCAAGTGTCTTAGTTAATACTTCGGTGGTTATCCAACCGGATTCCAACGACTCTCTAAATGATATAGCCATGTTTCGACCGTGACCAAGTTCTTTTGCTGTTTTCTCCAAAGCTTTCTGAAAGAGTTCTCCACCCATTCCCGCATTAACTACCGAGTTCCAATCCATGAGTTTAACTGCTCCGGACGCTATAGCTTGGGAAAGTTGATACATGGCTGTGGATGCTTGTAGAGCACTAGATCCTGAACCAGCAGCAAGGTTAGCTATACCTTTGATTGAGGTCGTTGATGTTTTGAGATCGACACCGGCAGCGGTAAATGTGCCTATATTTCTTGTCATCTCGGCAAAGTTGTAAATGGTTTTATCGGCATATATGTTTAATTCGTTGAGTGCTTTGTTAACGTCGTCAAGAGTTGTACCTTTACTAGCAGTGTTGGTTAAGACCGTGGTGATGGCATTCATCTTTGTTTCGTATTCTTCTAATCCTGTTTTTATTGGATTAATGGTGAGTGAAGCTATCAATTGTTTGCCAGTGTTAATGGCTGAATTTGTAATATTTTGTAGGGCAGTAATTCCGATAATACCAAGTGTTGAGAACTTATTGGACAGATTATTAACGCCTTCAGCTATACCTGCTAGAGAAAACGATTTTCCAGCTCTATCTAAATTCGATAAACTTCTAGTTGCGCCATCTAGGTTGAGGCCGGCCTTCAAGTTATTAAGAGACGCTACACTTGAACGAATCCCGTTTTCAAACTGTTGATTATAGAGTCGTAATTCAACAACTCGTTCATCGACACTATGCATTATCCAATTACCTCCTCCCACATCGTGTTTGCCATTTTATCAAATATATGCCGTAATGCCGGGTTTATATAATCCCTACCTTGGACGTAACCGCCATTTCGTGTTGCGTGACCGTATTGAATTATAATCGCTATCGGTACGCCATTAACAACGTTTGAATTAGTCCACATGATTGATAAAGAAGTTCCTTCTCGATGAATTTCATATTTCCACGAAACTGCCGTTAGTCCAGAATCTAACGGAGTATTTAAAGCAAGGGCTCGTACACCTTCTTGCCCGTATCTTTCTAAAATTGCTGTGTAGTTGATTTTTGGAGCTCGTGTAAGCATCCGTTCTAATCGTCTAAAACTTCCACGATGATGTATTTTTATCATCCTTTTGTACCTAGCGATTCTCTACGGGATGCGTTTAACGCCGCGTTTCGACTCATGAGTTCTTTCTTACCACGCTTCTTTGGCGATTGATTCTTAACACCACATACGTTTATAAGTGTTAACAGTCTATTAAGATGCCATTTTTGACATTCAAAAGGAATATTCATCGATATCATCCAATAATAAATTATCTCAGCAGTTATGATTTCTCGGTTGGTTGTTTTATTTTCGTTGTGGAAAGTTGTAGCTGTCATTGCGGCTTCTATGTAATCTCTTACTTGTTTAATGTTGTCATTGGATATGAGATTAAATGTCTCATAATCGACGTTTTTGGTTATTGTCATACATCTTATGTAATCGATAGTTTCCTCTATCGTTTTCTCTACTTTTGATAAGAACGGTTTAAGCCACTTTGACTCCCATTTTGAAATGGAGACCAGCGAATGCTCCAGGCATAATGTTTGTTCTTTAGATGTGAAGAACTTATCGTTTACTTCGTCGTATTGTTCAGTGGCTAATATTGTAATGTTGAGCATACGTCTGGCCTCCCCTATTAACTTACTTAATCGAAATAGGACTTGACGGTACGATACCGTTAACAAAAGCGGCCGCAGCTTCTGGATTTGTAGCCAATTCTAGGAATAATTCGCTGTAGGCTTCGTTCTGAGAGAACGCATCTCGTAATTCCTGATTTTTAACAAATCGCTTACCATCCGGAGACTTCTCACCGTAAGATTTCAGGATTAAATCTTTAAACACCTCAATAATTCGCTTAGTATCTTGAGATACTACAATTTTCTCGAGCATAGCAGCAAGACCACCGGTCGTAGACATCTCCATCTCGATGACCTCGGCTTTTGTTAGATTGAAATAGAACTCTTCGGTTCTTTCGTTACCATCGAAGTCGACATAAGGAATGGTTTTTTTCATCATTTGGTTTTTAACTCCCTTCAAATTTTAATTAACTGGCACTATATCGATATAGTATTCTTTGTTCACTTCGAGCGTTTTGGCCATCTCCGAATTAACAGAATAAAACGTAATCTGACCAGCCGCTATATGTGTGAAAAATTTATCATTTTCTGGACTTACCGACATGGATGCTTGTAAGGCGATATCGGAACTTCCACGTGATATCGAGTTCTTAACACATTTGAATTTTGTTCGGGCTATCATACAATCACCCTTTCCAAACACGAAAACGGAGCTCTCATATCTCAGAGAACCCCGCCTACAAATTTGTTTAGCTATTAACCAGCGGCGAACATGGTCGCAATTTCGTCGGGCAGAGGTAATTCTGCTGGGGTAGCGGTATCTCCAAATAGCACTACCTCAAGTGCGGCGAGTTTTATTGCATCGACTTTCGTTGAGTCAATGGTTAAAGATGCTGTTGGTCTCTTTCCAGTGACAGCGACCGGCGTGGTGGTCACTTCCCACGAGAAAGTTATTGCTTCTGGAGAATCATTGATTGTCGAATATGCCTTTTCTGTAGGGGCAGCAAGACAACCATAAACCAGATGTAATTTGTAACCGTGATCAGCCCCTTCGGTGTCATTACCTAGGGTAGTCTTATAGGCTAGACCAAACGTTTTACGATCTTGCTGACCTATCGAGACACCTACGGCAATTTCTGCCGAGCCATCGCACTCAGCAAATTCATCCGGATATGTGTACGCTTCGATCGTTGCACCGAACTCCTCAGCGGATAGGAGATTTAAATATTTGATGTCGTCGGCGTAAATCGGTGTTGGTTCCGCACCAGACGGACTTTCGGTGACGGCTGTTAAGCCATTCCAAGCGACCCCTAAAGGATATGCGCCAGTATTATCCATAACATAGAGAACTCCATTTTTTACGCCGGTTTCATAGAGACGTTCTCCAGAAGCATCCCAAATAAGTTTAGCCATTTCTTTTCCCCCTTAATAATAAAGATTGTATACGTCATGATTAAGATTATCAGACGTATAATGCCTATCAAATACACACATAGGCAAAGACTTGATTTTGTCTGGAAGTAAACTATCAGGATTTTTGTCAACCACCGTTACGGTATACCCGACTTGATGGTTATACGGTTTGTCGTTTGCGAATTTTGTTTTGTTAAGACTGCGCGAATAAATGACACAAGGATAACTCAACTTGACGGTTTCAGGAGGTTGAAAATAGACGTTAGACGAGCCGATTAGAGTCTCAAGGAGTGTTTGAAGTTGGACCCTGCTCGCCATTATATAACCACCTCCTCATCATAACAAACGGTATAGCCACGAGTATGGCTTTGTCTCCCGTTTAAACACGCAGATATATTCACAGGATTAAGCGAAAGGATAATTGCCGCCTCATTAATACTTTCAAAACACTCTTCGTTATGCTCGTAATCATAGACTTTTATTGGGCGCCTTCTCGCCTTAGCTAACTTTTCTGGTCTAGATCCATATAACGAATTGTATTTTGCGGTGCACCATTCCAAATTGTCCGATACGTTGTCTAACTTTTTTTCATTTTTATGATTTACTTGTGGTAGATCATTAGGGTTTGGAATATTCTGTTCGGCCACAAGACGACCAACCGTTGTGTATAGACAATTACCATTAAATCTCAAAGTTACTTTTTCATACCCATATCGATCCTCGCTCGTTTTTAAAACCCTTCCAATTACTTTTCGTCGATGACCTCTAGAATCTACGTATTCTCTATCGAGAGATCTAATCTTACCATCTGGGGAAGCATCATAATACCTCATCCAATTATTCATATGGATACCCCATTGTATACATTACCTATTGATAAGATCAGACGAGGTCTCTGAACATCAATTTTAGTAATCTTCCAGGAAGCTCCCATCCATTTAATATATCGCATGGTATGAAAATTCTGGTAAGCAAATGGATCGGCCACGACGCTAATTTCGTTGTTTAATATTAGATCATCGTTTAGGTTATCCCCTGCCTGCCAGCGTTTCGAGTGTTTAACTACATCTCCCGAATAGTTTCGCTCTGTTATTACCTCCTCCCATACACCAGGCGCTGTTTCCATGGTTTCAGAATACCCAATTACTCCGTAAAACTTTGCCATTTTGAATCTCCTTCTGTTAGAAGTATAGTGAGCCTTCCGCGTATGACGCTATAACATAGAAGGCTCACTAATCTTACTACTTATCCAGCGGCGACTTCCAGGAACTCAAGTGCAATTGCGGAATAGGGTTTAACCAACGCTCCGGAACAACGAGTTTCGATAAGATACTTCTGCGCATTGTAATCGATGTCAAAGTCGTCAAACATGTTGACGGCCCCACCTTTATCGGCTCCAACATTGTAATCGGATAGGTTAACTATGATGCCACCAAGAGTATAGACTTTGCTATCGGTCGA